AATATATTCAGCACACTCTTCAAGATACGTATGAGAATGTGGATGCTCTATTACAGTAAAAGTATCCTGAGAAAGAATAAAATTACTTACTTCACAAAATTTATTGTTTAGTGTATGTAATTTAGATGCATCAATGTAAACATTAGGTTCATCAAATGGACATATCATCTTTACCAGACGTGACATACGAATAGGATCAGATGAGAACCCAGGTATGTACTTTAGTTCCCATCCTTCTTGCTCATACACACTTCCATCATGAAAACAAACACATCTACAATCAATATCCAATTGCGGCAACTGAAAGTATCCGTTAGTGATGGATGTGTAGAGGATCATATGATGTCATAGTGTTTCATATAGAACTCATGAAACTTGTACTTGATATACAAAAGTGGTTTTAGTTTAGTCCATTTTTCAAGGTCTTTGATAAACTGATCCACTTTAGTATATTGATCTTTGTCTCCATACTGAGGATGCTTCTTGACTCTACCAACCTTGTGCTGGAACCCCATCTTGATACCAGAGTCAGTCCTGTTCTCATAATACAAAGGTTTGGTACCAGTCAATTGAACAGCAGCATCAAAGGGAATACTATCCCTATTGATACCTTTCTTACTCCAAGTATACCACTGCTCATTGAATTCTATAGTCTCATCGTACAAATATCTCCATATAATTGAGCACTGAGGACTCGAATACTTATTGAACTTATAGTTTGTGGTGCTTAGTTCTTTAGTAATCTCTATTCCCCCCTCGTATGAGAAGAAGGCACAAGTAAACCCCTCCAACAACTCATCATAGTATGAGAACTTGCTGATGTTCCTAAGTGTGGTGAAGGGAAAAGAATACAAACTCTTCTCTACAAACTCTCGGGTATGCACAAAGCAACCGTCTACCCATACAGTGTAAGTTCCTTTCTCAAAAAACTCATGGGGGTTACACTTTGGATAGAACGCTAAGTCTCGTGGACACTCAATATCAAGATCTAATTTGATGTACTCCCATGGACCCTTGGTAGTATCAATAGTGCCATCATGAAAACATACGTATCTTATTTCAGGATCATAGTAATTCTTATCTGGTATCACATCATGCCCATTAGTAATGCATGTATAGATGACAACTAATTTTTTATCAACACGGACACCTTCTTGATAAGGATAAGTATTGAATGACAGTCCTAAATTGCCACCAATACCATAGTATTTCATGTAAAACTCATGGAGTTTATACTTACAAAACAACTTTGCTTCATATCCAGTCGCTCGATCAACTTCCATAAGGAACTGATCTACCTTTTTATATTGATCTAGATCACCCAGTTGCTCATGTTTTTTGAGTCTACCTCTCTTATTGTTGAACCCAAATTTTATACCACAGTCATCCCGGTTATCATAGAACCGGGGAGTTACTCCTGTAAACTGTATGGCAGCATCAAAAGGAATCGTATCTCGATTTAGATACCCCTCCTCATACCATTTCTTATTGAACTCAATTACCTCCGGAGTCAACTGTCTCCAGACAACAGAGCACTGTGGACTAGAATATTTTAGGAAGTCATATCCCGCCGATGCCAGATACAGGGTGTAGTTGACTGCTGTGTTGTACTTATAGAAAGCACAAGTAAATCCTTCCAACAACTCATCGTAGTATGAGAACTCTCCTCCATGACGCAGGACCGAGAAAGGAAAACATCCAAGAGATCTTTCAATAAAATCATAAGAATGATCAAAGCATCCATCAACCCATACTGTATATGAGTTAGGAGGAAAAAACTCGTGAGCATTTGCTTTGACATAGAACGCTAACTCTCTTGGATTATCAATCCCAAGATTAGAAACATCAATATACTTCCAAGAACCTGACATCTTTTGACTATCAGGAACAGATAACTTCCCATCATGGAAAATCCAATAGTTTACATTTGGATCAAAGTAAAAATTCTGAGGGATATCATAATCATTAGTAATACATGTATAAACATTCAATTGAATATGTTTGATTCTTTCTCCAAATTCATGAGGTAAAGTGGGCACTGCTGCCATCATCAACATCGAACTAATATCACTGTCCCAAATTTTTACTAATTTATTTTGAAAGTCAGTGATCTGTTTGTTGGTTGGTCGATCAATATTATAAGATTCTTCGTACTTCTTGACCCTATTAGTGTTGTCAAGACTGACCTGCATCGGTACACGCAGTGCTGTCAGTCCTGTCTCATGCTCAGCAAGTGCACTAGCAATTTGATCACGGTTGACACCTCTCTTATACCACCGTGCCCACGCTCTGTTCCACTCCCTATTCTCTTGGAAGTTACGTCTCCAGACAACGCAGTTGATTGTTTGTTTGTAATCCTTTTTAGGGTAAGGATCATAACCACCAAGCATCCATTCAGACATCTTGGTAATTTCTACACTGTCAGAAAATCCTTCGGCATACAACTTATTGAACTCTTCAAGCAAACTGCGGGGGTCAGGGTGCTCTTGTAGTACAACAAAACTATGAGGATGCCGAAAGACTTTCCTACTATATTCAACCAGATCTAGGGTTATATTATATGCTGCGTCTACCCACACAGTCAGATCAGAAGACTGTGTGAAGTATATATGCGGTTCATGCTTGATAACATATGACTTCCTAACAGGACAGTCGGGAAGTTTTACATTTAGATCATCAAGATGTACGTACTCCCACGGTCCTTTGGTTGTAGGAATGCTTCCATCATGAAACAAAACATACCGACAACCTTCCTCAACATATGCGTCAGGAATGGAGTCGTATCCGTTGGTTATGCACGTATAAAAAATCAATTTAGGTTGTCCACAGGTTTTGATTTACCCATTGCTTCGCTTACTGTACGGTTCGTAACGTTACCAGGTTCACGTAAGAACCATCCAGTAGCAATGTACTTAGATTCATCCCCTGTAAGGAATCCACCTCTGTGCATGTGGGTGTAAGTAGCAGGCCAGAGAACAATAGTTCCCTTCTTAGGATGGAACGTTTTCTCCTGGTGATAGAAGTCAGTGCCGCCACCATTCTCAGGAGGGATATCATTCAGATAAATCATCCACGTCAGCACACGGTCACGGTAGAGGAAGTTACCATTCTCACAATGCCATACATGATATCCACCGCCAGGATCTGTACGTTGAAGTTTACAAGTCCATGAAGAAATGGGATCAGCAGAATCAACAAGACCTTTGTACTTCTGTACATACATCTCAAATGCTTGACCGATTGCTTGATTGACCTGAGCGGTCATCGTCGTGTCACAAACTTCAAGGTAAAGTTGATGGTCCTTACGACCCATGCCACCTTTAGGAAATTGAGACTCCCCATCATTGAAGTGGTCAATGGTAAAATCATTTTCTCCAATTTTTGTGACTGAATGTTCGGAGGATTCTCCTACGAAATGCTTTTTGTTGTACCAGTATTCAAAAACCTCACGTAAAGAATCACAGAATTCCCAACGCACAAAGTTCTCAAAGACACCTATGTGGTCATAGAAAAAGGGTTCAGTAAAGTCAGGTTGCGTCAGGATCTCGTCTGTCATTGCTTTTGTGCGTGTTCCATATACACTGATGGTGGTATTCTACCACAATATTCATCTAGTTCCATAATCTGATCGACAGTATGCTCTCTAGCATCTCTCTCCCAGAACTCTGCTAATGCCTCATTACTACCCTTATGAAAGATGTCAATGTGTTCTTCATGAATAGCAGAACCCATGTCTAATCTGTAGTTGAACAAAGGAGTAGAATAAGATTTACCACTGTCAAGAATCAAATCCTCTGAAACTGCACGAGGTCTGATGTTCTGATCCAGTTTCCACTGGTTGCCACGGAGGTGACACCGGAGGACCTTGGTTGCATGGTGCCTGCTGATCAAGTAACCAGCAGCAGAGAAATCATTGATGAACCTTTGATGTAACTTGAGAGTAATCCCATTGGGATTGATGATGGTTAGTTGCAGGCAGTCCCAGTTGATGGGCAGTCGCTTCCTAACATCCTTCCAAGTGAAAGTCCAATGCTTGACAGTGGAGAGATCGATGTCGTCCTCCATGATGAAGATTTCATCTAGGTCAGTCTCTTCGACAAAATAACGTAGAGCATTGAGGTGAGACATTACACATGCAATCTCACCTTTGTTCATATTATGAGGTACAGAACCTTTCAGGTTGTCCTCATACTCATCACCATCAATACCACTGATGCGGTGGTTATCAGTGAGTCCCCAGTAGTTCAATTGATCTTCCATGTATTCCCGTCTCTGGGTCACACGGTCTAGATTGATCCAAAGAACTTTAGGGAACCCCTTCAGTTTGTCGATAGACTTATTCCTATCAGTCATCCGTGCCAGGGCGTTTGCCATTGCGGACACCACGATACACCATGTATAGGGGATCCTTATAATATTCTTCAATAGCGTCCCTACTCATGTTGCCAAGTTTTTCCCACAACGCACGGTTCTCTTCGATGTGAGGGTTGTTGAACCAAGAGTTAGGAGTACGACGGTGCTCCATATGATAGATCAAATCATTTAGACGCAGCACTTGTGAACAAAGATTGAAGCGACTGTAACGTTCGTCATCTTCATATCCATAAGCAACAAACCCTTCGTTTTCTGCACCCAATCGAAGGTATTCTTTAGTGTCAAAGAACTGTACGAAACCAAACTTGGCATCATACAAAGTTGCATTTTTCTCAAATGCATTGAAGTTGAAGTTGCTGTTGATGAACCGAGTACAGTCCTCATCAGTAACTCGTAACTGGTACTGATAGTCTCCACACCCATAAGGATAGACACACTTCACAGGTTCAGGAGTTGCCTCAGGATCATTTGGGGGAACCCAACCGGTTAGAATGGCATTCTGCGCCAAGATGTAGTTGTTCATCGGCAGCAAGACATCACAGTCATAGTTGCAGACCACAGGGGTCTCAACCAACATCAGCATGTCGTTGATCAAACGAGTCCTATGGAAGACTTTATCATTACTCTCCTCAAAGATATGATGAATCTTCTCCATCTTCTCAGGAGGCAATGCTTCATCAAGCATTGGCACCACACTCTTCAAGAAAATAGATTCAACATCATGTTCCTTGATAATGATCTGAGTATCAAAATTACGCAGAAGATACACTAGTGTTGTCGTGATGTTACCCATCCGATC